ATCACCGGCAAGACCCCGCTGGTGTCGCTCGACGAGACCGGTGCGGTGACGGGGATCGATGCCGAGGTGGATTGGGGCATGCCCGACACCCACCTTGTGACGCTCTCCACCGACACCGAGAAGTGGACCCACGCGGACTCCGACCCGATCGCCAACCTGCGCACCTGGGGCAACCGCATCGCGCAAAGCTCCGGCCTGTCCGCCACCATGGCCACGATCGGCGCCGAGGTCGCCGCCGCGCTGCTCAAGCACGAGGCGATCCTCAAGCTGCTGGACAACCGGCGGGTCGAGGCGGGCATGATCGATCTGCGTGCGATGGACATCGAGGGCATCAACTACTTCGGCCGGATCGCCGGGATCGATCTGTACGAGGACCTGCGCACCTACCAGGCCGACCACACCGGCGTCGCCACGCCCTACACCCCGGTGGACCGCGTGGTGCTCGGCACCCGCAATGCCGAGAATCGGATCCACTACGGGCCGATCTCGGACCTGAAGTGTCCGACCCCGATCACCCAGCGCTGGGTGAAGACCTGGGAGACCGACGAGCCCTCGCAGCGCTTTGTCGCCGTGCACGCCGCCCCGTTGCCCGCACTGCACCAGCCGGACGCGTTCGTCTCGGCGAAGGTGCTCTAAGCATGGCCGCCGACGCGCCAGCCCCGCAGGCCCGCTATCGGGTCCTGCGGGGCATCGTCCACCACCCCGGCGGGGTGGCGTCTCCGGGAGACATCATCGCGCTGCCGCCCAACGACGGGGATCCGCTGTGCGAGCCGCCCGGTGCGGTCCTGGAGCGGCTGCCCGAGGAGCCTGCGCTGGTCGGGGAGGGCGAAGGCTGGCAGACCGGCGAGCGCCCGGACGACGCCCCGGTCGGCGAGCAGATCGACGGCCCGGGGCTGGAGTCGATCGAGCCCATGCAGCCCCCCAAGCGCCGCCGCAAGGCCCCTGTGTAAATGTACGCCGACGTTGCCGCCTTCCGCGCCCGCTTCGACCGGCCCGCCAACCCGGAGCTCACCCAGCTCACCGGCGGTCCGGGAGCGGAAGGCCCGGACGAGGCCCGCCTCGTCCAGGCCCTGACCGAGGCCAGCGGGGAGATGGACGACGCCTTTCGCGCCCGCTACGCCGTGCCCCTGACCGGCTACGGCCCCGCGACCGCGGAGCGCCTCGCGCAGGTCTGCTGCGACATCGCCCGCTATCGCCTCTGGTCCGATGCAGCCTCCGAGGAGGTCGTGCGCCGCTACGAGCAAGCCTACGCCTGGCTGCGGGATGTTGCGCGCGGACTCATGATCCTGGACGTCCTCGCCCCCGGAGCCGCCGGCGCACCCGCGCACAGCACGCCGAGCCCGACGTTCAGCCCCGACACTCTGTCCGATTACTGAGCGCCGACGCCACCGCGCCGGCCACGAGCGAGGTCAGCCATGCTTGAGCGCGCCAGCCGATACACCGTCCCGGCCGACGAGTCCTTGATTCTCACGCCACGCGGCGCGCCCTGGAGCCTCTCCGTCTCCCCTGGCGAGGGCGGCACCGTCACCGTCGCCGTCACCGTCTCCGACCCCGCGGACGACGCCGCCGTGTGGCATGCGCTCGCCGCTGTTCCGCTCGCCGCGGCGACCCTCTACCTCTTCTCCGGCCCGGTCTCGGGCGTGCGGATCAGCGCCGTCGATGCGCCCGCTGTCGCGGAGCTGATGGTATGAGCATCAAGGTCTTCGGATTTTGGGGCAGCGTCGCTGCCGACGATCCTCGGCTGGCTGCGGCCGGGACCGCGCTTCAGCCCGAAAACCTCAACCCACTCGCCACCTACACAGAGTCCGGCGCGACACTCGAGCCCGTCGGCGGCGTGCTCACGCTCCCCCTCGACGGGCGGGTCCGGGGGCTCACGCTCACCGGCGACCTGACGGGCGTCGTCCTCGTCGCGCCGGCGCCGCCCGTCTGCGGCTCGGTCATTTGCTACGTACTGCAGGACGCGACGGGCGGGCACCTGTTCCCGATCCCGGCCGCCTGGTATTGGCCCGATGCGACCGTGACCGATATCGCGCCGGAGCCCGGCGCGCTGACCGAGCTGATCCTCAACACCACGCCGGCCGGAGTCGTGATCGCGCGCGCCACGGTGCTGGGTGTGCCCGCATGATGGCCCGTCGCCTCATGGGCTCTCGCGGAGCGCGTCGCCTCGACGCCATCGGTGTTCAGGGTGAGATGGGGTTCGGCGTCGGCGTCTGCCCGCCAGCCCTGCTGCCCGCGGGCTTTGTTCCGCTGGCCGGCTACGATGACCCGCAGTCCGGCAACTACGGCAATTACCTCTACGGGGTCTCGCAATGCGTGTGGGTGCCGGCGCACTACTACCGCATCGGCCATCCCGAGAGCCCGCGCTATGCCGCGTACGGGCTCGATGCGGTCGATATTGCGCCGCTGAGCGCCTACGCGTCCGACGCGTCCGCAAATCTCGACGGCTACATCCTCGACCGTTCCTTCATCGACGGCGGGATCGTGCAGCCCGGCGTCATGGTCGACAAGTACACGGCCTCGCCGTCCGCGGACAACACGCACGGCGTGTCGGTCGCCGAGGGCGTACCGATCTCGCTGACGACGGCCTCGACGTATACCCGCTCCCAGACAATGGCCGGCTGCGTCGGCCAGTATCACGATGCGCTGACGCTCAGCCGCGCTCGCGGCGGGGCGTGGCAATGCGCCAGCGCCTTCGTGTACGCGATGCTCGCCCGACTTGCCATGGCGCACGGGCAAGCGGCGACCGGCCCCGAGGCGTGCGCCTGGTACGACGCGGCGGGGCTGACCAACTGGCCGAAAGGGGCCAACAACAACGCCCTCGGCGACAGCTCGGAGCCGTCGCTGCTGTGGCTCTCGGCCGGGGATGCGGGTGCGGCTGCAAAGCCGCGCACGGGATCCTGCGCCGTGCCCGCCAAGGCGGCCCACAACGGCCAGGCCAACGGCATCATGGATCTCAACGGCGGCATGCGGGAGGTCGCAATCGGCGTGACGACCCCCGGCGTGTCGGCGGTCGACGCGGCGGCGGCCTCCAATGGCGACCTCTGGGTGTTGCGGCCGGAGGTGGCGACCGCGACACTGACCCCCGGCTGGGCCGGGCCGACCGACGCTTGGCAGTCCGCAGAGACCATCGGCGCGCTGTACGAAAGGGCGCAGGGCGCCATGTGGTGGGAAAATGCGGCTGCTTGGGTGCGTCTCGGTAATGGCGCCGAGCAGGTCTTTTCGGGGGCGACTTCCGGCCTGGAGCGTGTGCGCACGGCGCTGGGTATCCCGCGACCGGCCGGCGCCAGTGCCGGCGGCGCCGCGCGGTTCGGTAATGACGGCATCTATCAATACTGGCGCCGCAACCTTGCGCTTCTGGTCTCCGGCTATTGGGGCAACCCCACGATCGCCGGGGCGGGTTGCCGGGATTGGTCTACCTATCGGACGAATGCCCACAACACGTTTTCGTTCCGTGCGTCCGCCTATGTACTGTGACTGGGCAGAGTCCGCGGTAGCGGACGGGATGGAGGCTGCTGCGCATGCCTAAGCCGATCGACCCGAATGCGGCGATCTTCTTCAAATGCAGGGAGGTGATTTTGCTGCTCAACGTGCACTTGAATCACTTCCCGCATCACGAGAAGTACGGGCTGAGCCAGCAGATCCGAACGGCGGCTTACGATGTCTATGCTTTGCTGGTGGAGTGCCGCAAGCGCTATCACAACAAGACCAGCCTCCAAAAACTGGACGTGAGGCATGAGCAGCTGCGGGCGCTGGTGAACTTGGCGTTCGAGCTTGGGTATTACGACTTTCAGCACCACAAGCGCGGCCGGTCCGAGCCGGAAGCGCTGCGACGCTACACGGCGATCTCGATCCTGGTCAACGAGCTGGGGGCGATGATCGGCGGGTGGATTCGGTCGCTGCGTCAGCAGTGGTCGCAATAAGGGCAGGCCACGACGTGATGGGCCTTGCGCTTCTGGTCTCCGGCAATTGGAACAACACCTCGATCGCCGGGGCGGGTTGCCGGAATTGGAATACCTATCGGACGAATGCCAACAACACGGTTTCGTTCCGTGCGTCCGACTATGACTCCCGCCAACCTGATAGCCCACACATGGGCAGACTGGAGACATAGGGATGGTCCTGTCCTGCGGTATGGCGAAATCAGCGGGCCTCTGAGCTCCAGTATCCAGCGGAGAACGTTCTCATGCCCACCCGTTTCGGTCGCTTGTATGAGCAGGTGGCCTCTTTGGAGAGCCTGTACGCCGCCTTCCTGAAGGCGCGAGCGGGCAAGCGATGCAAGGCGGCCGTGGAGGTATTCGAGCGCAACCTCGGGGCGAATCTCGCCGCCCTTGCCGACGAGCTGTCCGAGGGGCGCTATCGCCCGCGCGGCTACCGCAAGTTCGAGGTGCGCGAGCCCAAGCCCCGCGTGATCTATGCCCCGGAGTTCCGCGACACGATCGTGCAGCACGCCGTTTATGCCGTCGTCTACCCGATCTTCGATCGGACCTTCATTCACGACGCCTACGGCTGCCGGGTCGGGAGAGGGCATCATCGCGCGGCGGACCAAGCGCAGCGGTATTTGCGCGCGAGCGCGCCGGACTCCGTGACGCTCCAGCTGGATGTGCGCAAGTTTTTCTACCGGATCGATCGCGGGGTCCTGATGACGCAGGTCGAGCGCAAGATCAAGGATCCGCGCTTGCTCGCACTCATGGCCGCGTTCTGCGACTACGACGAGCCGCGCGGCCTGCCGATCGGCAACCTGCTCAGCCAGCTGTTCGCCGGAATCTACCTGCATGATCTGGATGTGCACGTGAAGCGCGTCATGCGCATTCGCCGCTATGTGCGCTTCGTCGACGACTTCATCCTGTTCGATCTGGATCGCTCGCAGGCGCGCGCGGCGCTGCAGGAGATCGAGGCGTTTCTTGCCGATCGGCTCGGGCTGGAGTTGTCCCGCTACACCATCGCGTCCGTGCGACGCGGAGTGAACTTCGTCGGCTTCCGCACCTGGCGCCGCACGCGTTGCGTGCGCAAGCATAGCTTGTGTCGTTTCTCGCGGCGGCTGAAGGAGGGTGATGTCCCCGCCCTGGTGTCGATGCTCGGCAACGCACGCGCGACCGCATCCTTTCGTCATTTCGCGGGCCGGCTGTACGCGCAGCGGCCCGACCTGGTGCCGCGCTTGCCCGCGGCGACCCGCGCCAGCCTGGAGGCCGCATGCTGTTCATGACGCACGACCACGCTACCCCGCCGTCCCACGTCGTTGTTGACGAGCATCGCTACCCTGTGGCTCAGCTGATCCGCAACGAGGATATCCACCGCCTCGCCAGTCTGGGCGTGCTGCGGCACATCACGGCCGAGGGCTCGGCGCCGCTCGGCTATACCCCGTGGCAGCTCGCCGAGGACGCGCAGGGGCCGCACTACTACCGCGAGCCGGCCGGCACGCCGGAAGAGCGCGCCGCCGCCGTTGCCGCGATCGCCGAGCAGCCGCCGACGTCCGTGTCTGCCCTGC